GCCACCACGCTACTAGCAGCATCAATTACTGCTTTACCAACTGCAGAAAGGTTTTTGCCTTCATACTTGGCAGAATACCTCTCATTCAAACCAGGAGGAAGATAGAGATAGAGGGTCTGTTCAATGTTGCCACCACCCTTATTTTGCTTTCCATCTTCCCGTGAGTGTTTATAAATATTTAACTTAAGATAGTCTACAACTTCTGTTGGGAAACTTGCTTGCTCCCGTACAGACGCTCTACTGCTACCTGATGTGCCCATGGGTTTGACCCTAGGGAATACTAACAAATCCGTCATGAGTTACTCTGGTAAATACCGACCATTAAATAGACATAAGTATAAGGGTGATCCCACTAATATTATTTATAGGAGTTTGTGGGAAAGAAAGTTTATGGTCTGGTGTGACAAAAATGTAAATGTAATGGAGTGGGGTAGTGAAGAAATCGTTATTCCATATATCAGTCCTGTGGATAATCGGATTCATCGCTATTTCCCCGACTTCTACGTCCGAGCACGAACTAGAAACGGAGGGACTCAGAAGTTCATTATCGAGGTTAAACCGAAAGTCCAGTGTGCGCCCCCAAAGAGACCAAAGAGGCAAACTAGAAAATATATAACTGAAGTGAAAACTTACGGTGTTAATCAAGCAAAATGGAAGGCAGCAAGAGAATACTGTAAGGATCGTCGTATGGAATTCCTAATTCTCACAGAAAAAGAGTTAAACGTATGAGCATCTTCACTGATGTCAAAGATCTTGCAGAAGGCAAGAAGCAATCAAAAGAGTGGTATCGCAGTCAACTGCAATACGGTATGGATCCCTATGAGGGCACTTTTCAGGTTGGTGACATCATCTTCTTTGCATACTCTGCAGCAACTGAGAAACTGTCATTTTATGACAGATTCCCGATGGTACAAATATCCGATCTGGATAAACCCAACATGCAATTTTCAGGTGGTAACTTGCATTATCTACAACCATCAGCAAGAAGGACAATCGCTGCACAGTGGTCTATGGGCAGTCCAGCATATCCTGCCCGTTGTCATCATAAATACTTTATATCAAATACTACCAACGTCTACACTGTTAGACCGATTGATCTGCAGGATATGACTCCACTGCCTATTGAGCAGTTTTTATTTAATGCAGCAGGTCGCTGGATCGAAGTCCCTAGCAGTCACATCTGGAGTCGAGTTTAATGAGTTACAGGAATCCCAATAGTTTTCTCCGATTTGCTGATCTGGTCGGCACTGGTGAGAAAGATATTGCAAAGTCAAATTTATTCTCGGTGGAGATTACTCTCCCCACAATGATGTATGCTAATGGTTCGAACCCTGACTACAGAGAGCATTACGAATCTATCAACTATTTTGCTGACAGTGTAACTATCCCTGCTAGAAGGATTAAGACACAATCAGTCAAGACTGTTGGTATGCCATATGACTATGCATATGGTCAGCAGAAGCAAGAAGTCCGAATGTCTTTTATTATGACAAAGGACATGTATCATCGCCAATTCTTTGAGAATTGGATGAATATGACTGCTAATGACGCTGAAAACAGAGTTACATTCTATGATGAGTATACATCATCCATTCAGATCCTGAAATGGGAGAATGGCGCTAACATTGTATATAAGGGCACTTCTAATAATGGCAAAGGGCGACCAGTTAAATTTGAGCAGAGGATGAATAGATCTACTGCAGTCTGGCAGATGTATGGTGCATATCCATTTGACATCTCAGCAATGACTCTCAATAACGGTCCTGCTGATCTTATGAAGATTGACGTTGACTTCAAATACGAAAGATTTAGATTTGACACGGTGGCAGAGGATATACTATCCTTCAAACCTGAATCAAATGATAAGGTTATTCGTGACTTTGATAAAGTATTTGGGCATTTAGGATTTGCTGCCGATCAAATAGATTCATCCTACTTTGGCACCTAAATAAATTTAATAGTTATGGAGCATTATGCCTTTACCTAAGCTCGCTATCCCCGAGTATGATATGACGTTGCCTATCACGGGCACGCAAGTTAAATATAGACCTTTCCTCGTTAAGGAGGAAAAACTGCTGTATCTCGCTATGGAGTCGCAAGACGACAAGCAGATGATCAAGGCAGTTAAGACCATCATTAAGAATTGCACCAATCTAAAGGGTAAGGTGGAAGCTCTCGCAACCTTTGAGATCGAATACATCTTCCTTCGCATTCGTGCTACTGCTGTTGGTGAAGCAAGTGAATTCAAAATCACCTGCCCTGATGATAATGAGACCCAAGTAGAAGTGATGGTCCCTCTGAATGAAGTTGAGGTTATTATTCCTGCAGAGCATGAGAAGAAAATGCTTCTCGATGACACTGTAGGTATTGTTATGAAGTATCCATCGATTGATGTATTCATCAGTCAAAATATGTCAGATAATCCTAATATCGATGATATCTTTGAGTTGGCAGCAGGGTGTATCGAGAGTGTTTACGATAAGGAAGAAGTCTACGACACATTCACTAAGCAAGAAGCACTTGCTTTCTTGGAAGACTTGAATTCTGAGCAGTTTGCTAAAGTCCAGAAATTCTTTGAGACTATGCCCAAACTGTCATATACACTTGAGGTTACTAACCCCAAAACTAAAGTCGTATCTGATGTTGTGCTTGAAGGACTCGCGAGTTTTTTCGCATAGCCCTACTGCATGATAGTCTTGAAAACTACTATAAGACAAACTTTGCCTTGATGCAGCACCACAAGTATTCACTAACAGAATTAGAGAATATGATACCGTGGGAACGTGATGTATATGTGAATCTTCTCCTCGCACACATTGCTGAGGAAGAAAGAAGGCAACAACAAGATCAATCACGCATGTCCCTCTAATGGCAGCAATCCGTAGTTTCGTTAAAATTCAACCGATATCTGGTAAATCAGGTATCGCTCAAAACATGGATCAGGTGCGTAAAGGCATCAATCGCATGGGGAGCGTGACGGATGGCATTGCCAAGAGTTTTTATGATACTACTGAGCTTCTAAAGTTTGAAAAAGACTATCTTTCAGATACTTCTAAGACAGAAGTCACGGATATTAAGAAGAAAGATAAGAAGGATAAAACCAAGTGGACTTCATCCATGCGGGATATCCGAAGAACTTTCCGAAAAAAGAAACGTGGTAGATTAGAAGATGAAGCAGAGAAGGGCGTAGAGGAAGGCAAAGAGGACGGCAGAAAGGCAATTAAGAAGCAGAAACCCAAGTTAAATATGCTTGGTAGATTCTTCAATGGTCTATTCAAAGTCTTCAAATTAATGATTATATTTGGGGCATTAAACTGGTTAAGTAACCCCAAGAATGCTGAGAGTGCCGTAAAGGTATTCAGGATACTATTCACCATAGGTAAGTTTGCTTACAAAATTACTAAATTTGGGGTTGGTCTGCTCCTTGATGGTCTGACCAACCTTATAGGTAATTATAAGGAAGAAGGTCCAATCAAACGTGCATTCCGAGGCATACTCGGAGTTGTGCAGATGATGGGTGGTATTGCTGCGCTTAGGACAGCACAGTATCTGATCATGCCTTGGAAGTTGATGGCGGACGTTAATCGTCTGAGAATGATCTTCAACATGTCCAACCAGCAGTCTGCAGAGCAGGATGCTAACCAGAAGATAAGACAGAGCGGGTTTAGGGATAAGAAGACTGGAGTTATATACTCCAAAGAAGAATACGAAGCGATGAAGAAGTCTGCCAGAAGGGCAGAACGCAAGAATCCTGGTGCTGGCAAAGCATTTGAGGATAGATTTGGCAAAGAAAGTCGTTTCTCTAAATTCAAAGGTAAAGCATCTGCAGCACGCAAGAGATTTGGTGCTGGTGCTAACAAAGCATTTGGTAAGCTCGGCGGTAAGTTAAACGTCGGTATGAGCGTCGTAGGTGGCGCTGGAAGGATCGCAGCAGGTCTTGCAAGCGGTGAGAAGGCATCCTCTGCTATTGGTGCTGGGGTCGGTCAGGGTGTTGGTGGTTTAGTTGGCGGTATCGCTGGCACAGCACTGCTAGGACCCTTCCTAGGACCCTTTGCACCTATTGTCGGTAACGCAATTGGTGGTTTTTTAGGTGAGTGGGTAGGTAAAGAGTTAGGTCCGATCATGGAACCTATTTTCGGTCCTATCGGTCGAGCATTTAAGATGATGTTTAAGGTGGTCCAGTCCGTTATCGGACCACTCTTTGAGAAACTTGCAGAGCCTTTAGGGTTGATCTTCCAGATGATAGGGGAGTTCGGCAAAGTCCTGATGGGTGCTGCCAAGATTCTGGGCGACTTCATTGGATTTATCTTCGGTCCATTGTTTGATGCCATTGGTGCCACCGTCCAATTTATCGTCAATAATGCCAAGCGTCTAATGAATCCCACCTCTGTGGCAGGTGGTATTGCTGATAGTCTCACATTCAACCTATTTGACTTTGATGGTGAGAATAAGAAGGCAGCAGGCGGTCCTGTAGGGATGGCAGCGGGTGGTGCTTTGCAGTTTGGTAGTCATCCTGACATGCTTGCTGCTACAGGTGGCATTTACCTTAAGACCATAGTCGGATCATTTGGTGCATTTGGATTTGTTGGTAACAAAGTAAAATCTGTCCTAGCACCTGACATTCAAAAGATCGCTAGTGGATTAGGTGTGCAGGTCAGTACTGGCGGTGGTGGCACTGCTGGTGGTGTAACTAATAGTGTACAATTCCAAGCAACTCAGACTGAGCAGAAAAAGGTTGATAATGTAAAGAATTTCACCCATAAAGAAAAGACTTACAATGCGATTGATAAAGGATTAAATAAGATGCTCGTCGAGGGCATCAAGATATTTGATCCTTCAAAGGCAAAGGATATTGAGAACCAGAGAAATAATAGCGGTAATAATGGTAATAATGCCCCTACTCAGACTCCTGGCGGACCAGTAGGAACTTTTTCTGGTAATGCTAATAGTGGTAGCGTCCAAGCAAAGGGCGTAAATATTGCCAAGAATTTCAAGAGTGAATTAGGTATCACAAAGGAAGCAGCAGCGGCAATTGCTGGTAACTTTGCACATGAATCAGCAGGGTTTATTCCTGGTATTAGGGAAGGTGGACCCTTCGGACAAAACTCAAAACCATGGCCTAAGAATACAGTTGGTAAAGGTTATGGTTGGGCGCAGTGGACAAATGCTGCACCTGGAGACAGATACGATAAGTTTATTCAATCATACGGTGGCGACTACAGTAAGACTCCAACAAACGAGGATAACTGGAAGTTTGCTGTCCAAGAGATGAGGGGTCCTGAGCCTTTAGGCTCATCATTCTCCAGTATGACCGATGTTGCTTCAGCAGCAGTCTGGTTTAGAAAGCATTGGGAGCGTGCAGGTGTCCATCATGATGGACCTAGAATTAAATATGCTCAGCAATTCTTAGCTGAGATGGCAAAGGGTGGGGTCGTCCACCAACTGTTGGATGCTGGTGGTGAAGTAGACGAGAATGGTTTACCTAAAGATCTTAGGATGCTTGAGCGTCTGAAAAGATCTAAAAGAGGTATGAAAAAGGGATTCCGCCAGATGGCAAGCGGTGGTGAATTAGATAAACTTAATTTTGCTAAAGGTGCAAGTGATGGTCCTGGCACTCCTGCAGGAATGTGTGTTGCTGGCGTGATCTACACTGCTGAAGCAAACGGTGCTAAAATCGGAGCACCTGAAGTGGCTGGTGGTGTAGATCCTGGAAACCATCCAAGAGGTTTGATGGCATGGGCAGTTAAGAAAGGATACGGATCTATACCTGGCACTCAAGGTAAACCAAGAAACATCAAAGGTGCGTTTGGCGACTTTGGTGTAACTTCCATGACGGAGACTCAGTGGGCAGATGCTGTAGTTGATGGTCTCGTTCCTAGTGGATCTCTAATCTTTAATACTAGACATGGTTGGGATTGGAATGGTGGATCTAGTGGTAATGATGCTGCTATTGCTCAAAATGGTGGTGCTGCACTTTGGAGTGGTCACTGGCAATCTGACTTCAAGCATAAAGGGAAAACAGTTGGTGCTGTCTATAGTAATGTAAAAGAGATTGTTGCCCTTACACACCCACAAGGTAATACTGCAGCACATGATGGGGTAACAACATCAGCATCACAGGATAGTAGCACTAATTCAGGTATTTCTAGGAATGGAGGTGGAGAGGATCCCAAACCTGAAAAACCCAAAACTCTTGAAGAGATGCTGGAGGCATTCAAGACAGG